GAACGAGGCTCCGACGCCAAGCCGGATGATCGTGACGGGTTGGCAGGGCAGGGTCACGAGTTGGAGTAGACCAGCGGTGCGCCGTTGCGCTGGCTGTCGATCAGGCCCTTGCGGACGGAGTTGACAAGGTCGCGTTCGGTCACGACGGAACCGGCCACGTTGACGGTGACACCACTAGTGGCGGTCGCTGTCGGCATCAGGGCTGTGCTTGAGGTGAGAAGGCGTGCGCCACGACCGGTAGTTTCCGATGGTGTTTGGCCGGCCGGGACCGGGATACCTGCAACGGTGCCGGTGATGACGGCGACGGCTCCGCGCCGGATGTTCTCAAGCAGGCCGACCGCTTCGTCGAACGCGCCGCGTTCCAGCAGGGCGACGATCTGTGTTTCGATCTTGGGGTCGATCGACTCCAGACCCTGCGAGTAGTCAAACACTTCGCGAATGAGGTCGGCAACAGCTCCTTGGGCGTCCATGGCCGACTCGGCTGTTCCGTCGATAAAAGCCTGATAGGACGCTTCCTCAACGTCGTTGAGGCTTCGGATCAGGTTGTTCCAGGCTTCCTGGTCGTCGATCGTGCCGAGCAACTGTTGCCATTGTTCGTCGACCTGACGTGTGATTGAAGCATTGTTCTCTAGTGCCTGGGACAGGGCGACCGCGGCGCGGCGTGACGAGTAATAGGCGTTGTACTGGTCGGCCAGCGTTGTATTGAGCTCCTCCTGGGCCTTGATCTGATCGACCATGGTTTCCAGGCCGTCGCCGGAAAGAAAGTCGAACACTTCGCCAAACACGCCGGCCACAGATTTGACGGCGTTGATGACGGAACCGAGCACGCCGAGCAGGTCGGTCAGGATCGGGATGAGGGCTTCGCCAAGCGCAAGGCCGAGGTCCTGACCTTGGTCGGCGAGTTCGTCTAGGGCGGCGCGGAACTCTCGAGCTCGGCGCACCTCCTCCTCGTCGATCACTTTGGCGTCGGACACTGCGGCCAGGCTGTCGGTCAGGCTGGCCGATCCTTGGGCGATCAGTTCGCTCATGTCTTGCCAGCCCTTGCCCAGGGTCTTGGCGGCTAGTTCGGCGCGTTTTGTGGGGTCTTGGATGCGGTTGAGGGCGTCGATCGTGTTGAGGAATGTCTTGTTAACGTCAACTGCGCCGGCCGACGTATAGGCAATCTCCGCGCCCAGTTCCTTGAACTCGTGGGAGCCGGTGGCGATCGACTTGTTCATACGGTCGATTGCTTTTTGAACTGTGTCGGCCTCAACGCCGAGGTCGCCTGCTACTTCGGTCCAGCGAGACGACTCCTCGGCCGACAGGCCGGTCGCGTCAGCAAACTTTCCGGCCGACAAGGCCAGGTCGTTGAACGCCATAACTGACTTGGCTGCAAACGTGGCAAGTGCGGCCCCGCCAGCAACGGCCAGGGTGCCGATGTTGGCTTTCACGGCGTCAAGCGCAGCTCCTGATCCAGCCTTGAATTTGCCCATTGCACCATCGGCCTCGCCGATTTTGGTGCGGAAATTGTCGAACGCACCTTGGGCTGACTTGAGGCCCGAGTCGACGAACTCGGTGACTATCGGGATATTAATTGCCATGTCACGCGCTCCTGTAGGTGTTCTTGAGGTCGCGGTTCATGATCTGTTCGACGCGGTTGATGATCGGGGTCATATTGCGCTGGATTTCGTCTAGTTGGCCTTCGGCGGTGCGCCACATGAACCGGGACGGCGGGCCGAGGCGACTGTTGAGGGCCGAGGCGAAGTTGGGTCGGCGTCGGGCCTGTGGTGCTCGAGACGCCTGGCCTCCAGCGCGGCCGGCCATGTCGACAATCGCGGTCGGGGCGTCCTTGGTGGTGACACGGACAACGTTGGTGACAGTGCGGCCAGGCCGGTCGATGTACTTCCGCGGCTTCCGAGTGTCAAGCTTGACGGCGACCTTTTTGCGGTTGTTCCAGCCGGTTCGGCCGTTGTGATCGATGCCGGAAAGCGGGGGCCCGCCGGGCACCTCGGCGTTGATCGCGTCGGCCAACGGTTGCACAACGGCGCGAATGTCTTTGCGGATTTCCTTGGACAGTTCTTTGTCCAGTTTGTTGAGGTCGCGGAGCGTTTCCTTAAGGCCGACTACTTGGGCTTTCATGGTGCTCCTTTCCTGTCTGACTCAACCAGCAAACGCACCATCTCGTCAACGATCACTGTCGGGGCCTCCATTAAGTCCAGCGGGCTGATGCCGGTCCTGATGGATAACTGTGCGATCAGGTTGACGTGGTACTCGGCTGCTCCTTGCGTTCTTTTGGGATGAACTCGATGTCTCGGACGGTGTCGATGAACTGGGGCCATGCCTTCACGGTGATGTTGGCGGTTTTCATGGCTTCCCAGGCCAGTCGGGCAAATGGCTTAAACTTGATGTCTTTCAGGAATGCGGTCGGTGAGAGGCCGGGGTTGGCGTCCTCCCACCGGACCGCGACTCCATAGGTAATCGGTACCTGGTGCTCGGTGTCGTCAAGCATGGTGACCTTGAGGTCCATTCCAATCATCTGTCGGGCTCCTAATTGGGTGTTGGGTTAGATCAGGGTGCGGTCACGTCGCGGGCCCAGGTGCCGCCAACGAAGTTGACGTTCACCATGGACAACTCGCCGACGGTGCCGACGATCGGCGTGAAGTTCGCGAGGAACGCGCCAGTGATCGTGTACTCGGGGTTCGTGGCCGACTCGGTGGTGCCGTTGGGCGAGATCGTGAGAGTGACGGCGTCGTCGCCGACGACATCCTCCAGCGTGGCTTCGACCTCGGACGCGCCATACGAGTTGAACATCTCCAAAGTCACGTCGACGGACTGGAGGCCCTTAGTGTACGAGCGGCCGGTTGCGCCCATGGCGGTGACCTCGAGCTGGTCGTAGCCGATGGTGAGGGTGACGGATCGCACCTGGTCCGAAACGTCGACCGCGCCGATGGCGACGGAGGCGTTGGACAGGACGACTGTGGTGGTAGCCAAGGTTTTCTCCTAGTGGGTGTGGGCGCCGTAGCGCGATGTCAGGTCGTAGGCGGGCAGTTCTTGGGTTCCGATCTGTGCCAACGAGGGTGTGCCAGCGACGATCGCGAGGGATCGGCGTTGGATGAGGGTGTCGACTGTGGTGAAGATCCAGTCGAGGGCGTCTTGGTTGCCTGGCGGTGCGCCAAGCACACGGAGCGTCCAGGTGAGGTCCAGCACCATTGGCGTGACTGCGGTGATGGTTGGGAGCTCGACGAAAATGGTGAGTGGGCGGGCGTTGCGCGGGTCGGTGACGGGTACGAAGCCGGCCGCGGTGATTTCGGTGGTGAGCGCGGTGCGTACGTCGTTGAGAGGGCCTACGGCGGTCATTAGGCCACCTGGCTACGGTTGACGCCCAACAGTTTGTGGATGTCGCCCATCGACATGGCGGGCTGGGTGGTGTCCATCACGTCGAACGACTGGAAACCGTCGATCGATCCTCGACGACGGTACATGGATGCGGCGAACAGGGTGGTGCCGAGGGTGACATCTCCGCCGGGGCTGGTGGTCAGGCTGTCGCGGTAGCCGGCCTCCTGCCGTTTCCGGTAGGCCCAGGCGTTCGCGGCGTTGACACAGGTAGTGATGAACGCAGTGTCGTTGGCGGTGGCGGTGGCGATGCCCAAGAATTCGGTGACGTTGCTGGAGGTGATCCAGGTGCACGTCGGCGTCCAGGTGAGCGTTCCGAACGGGTCGACTGCGTAGCGTTCTACGTCGTCGCCCGCATCGATCACGAGCAACTGGTTGGTGATGATCTGGTCGTAGTCGTAGATGAAGTCGCCTTCGTCGTCGACCTCGACGAGCAGGGCCGTGGGAACGGCCACGACGGTGTAGGTGCCGTCGAAGCCGTTCCCGACGCCTGCAACGGTCACGGATTGCCCGACAGTGACATCCGTGGCGGTGAGGGTCTGAACTACGGCAACGCCTTCCAGCCTCATGGCGTGGGTGATGAAAAACGTTGCCATAGTTCGGTCCTAAGCGGCGATCAGACGAACGCGGCCTTGATGAACTTCGTGTCGTCGATCATCAGCGTGGCGAAGTAGCCACGGAACTTGATGTAGCGGGACAGCGAACCGTCCGCGGCCTCGACCGACACGGCGCCCTTCTGCTGCTCAAAGATTTCGTAGCCGTCGGGGTGGCCGACGATGAGCGTGTTGAGGGCGAAGTTGCGGTCCACGACGACGGACAAACCGAAGGCGTTGGCGTTGGTGTTTCCGGCGTTAAACGAACCAAACGCGTTCATGGCTCCGGCCTGCGGGAACAGCGGGCGGTCAGCGGTGTCGCTGAGGCTTCCCAACTGCTTCCAGATGTTCGGCGAGAGGAACAGGTGGGTCGGGAGGTTGCCGTTCGACGCAGTGAGGATGTCGGCGGCGGCCTCGTAGATCCATTCGACCCAGTAGGCCGGGTCGGCTCCGCTGGCACCGGTAAAGTTGTTGGTGTTTGACGCTCCGGTGACGAGGTTGTCGGCGGCGACGTTGTCGGTCTCGTTGGCGTAGATGCGACCCATGTCGTCAAGCAGGAGGCCGAGCACGGCCGGGTCGGTCCAGTCCTGGTCCTCTTCGGACAGGCGAACGTAGCCGCCGTAAACGCCCTTAGTGACCTGGTTGTCGGTGATGACAAACGTGCCCTGATCAAGAGCTGCGTTTTCGCCGTTCGACGCGCCAATGGTGGTGTGGGTCGTCACGCTCGGGCGACGAAACACCTTGCCGCCCTGGGGCATCGCCTTGACGCCGATCGCGTCGACGACCGGGCGCAGGCCACGGAAATTATTGTAGGTGGGCCCCACAATGCTTTCTGGAAGGATGCCCGGCGTGTCGGTCGTTTCGACGTTCGGCGCGGCGGCGCGGATCTTGGCGTTGAACTCGGCGAACTCTGCGCCTCCGGCCAAGAACTTGGAGATGTACTCGCTCATCGACGGGAGCTTGAACGGCTGGGCCGGCTGGGCGAACTGGATGGGCTGGGTCGGGATGACCGCCGGTGCGGCGGCCTCGATGGGTTCTGACACTGGGTCCTCCTCGGACTCTGTTGGGGTTTCGGGTGTTTCGTCGTTCTCCTCCTCGGGTGCGGAGGCGGCGACTTGGCTGATCCGGGCCTGCTCGAAAGCGGGCTCGGCGACGATCGACAGTTCGGACCAGCGGGCGGCCTCGACCACCATGGTGCCGGACTTGTCGAACGAGAACTTGGTTGGCACGACGCCGACGCTGACGCTGTCGTATGCGCCCATGAGAAGCAGTTGCATGGTGTCGTCCGCGTCGCGTGTTTCGGCGAGGCGGGCGACGAACATCATGCCGTCGTCGGTGTTGAGGCGTTCGGTGACGATGCCGCGTACCTTGCCGGAGTCGTGGCCCTCGAGCAGGCGCGGGGGTCGGCCGTCCTCGGGCAACGACCCTGGCTTGAACATGACCTTGGTGCCGAGCGAGTCGGTGGTGGTGACGTTCCACGGTACGGCCAGGCCGGAGATCGACCGCGATGGGGTGCCGTCCGTCGCTGCTGCGTCGATCGTGAATGATCCGGCGGCGAGATTGATCTTGTCAGTCATCGCTGACATCCTCTCTGATTGAGGTGGGCGTGTCTACGAGTGGCGTGTCCACCATCTCGTTGTCGCCCAGGTAGTCGTCGAGGTCGAACTCGATGTGTCGACCTCGAGGGATGATGTTGTCGCCCGACAGGGTTTGTTCGATGCACTGGATGTACGGCTTGGCTCCGAACAGGTACAGGTCCTGGCGGGCCTGTAGTGCGTTCTGGTAGGTCATGCCGGTTCCGGTTGGTGCGCCGACTAGGTAGGGCGGAATGTTGGCGAGGCGAGCAAGCTCGAGGGCCTGGTATTGGCGGGCTTCGACAAGCTGCAGTTTGCTTGGGTCGCTGGAGAATTCTTTCCATTCGACGAACTCGTTGAGTGCGCCGATCGCGTTGTTGCGTCGGGCCTGCGACCAGCCGGCCGCTAGTTCGCCGAGCTCCTCGGCGGTCATCGGCTCGCCACCACGCTGTTGCAAGTAACCGGCTGCGATCTCGGTGCTGGAGAACCGTCGGGCTGCGGCGTCAAGCTTGTAGGCGGTGTCCATGGCGATCGTGCCGGTGTAGATGATGCCCATGATCGGCGACAGGAACTGGACAAGGTTTTCGCTGGGCAGGTGGACGCCGTTGAACTCAACTTGGTCGGACGGCTTGAACCACTGGGGTCCGCCCTGGTCGATCGTGTTGATGTTTGCGGCCGGAAGCCACTCGAACGACGCCGGATACCCGGTCTGGTAGCGGGACGTGATGTACCAGAACGCTCGGCCGTACATGAGCAGGTCCGAGAACGTGTTGGACATGATGAACGCGCGCGTCACCTGCGGATCAGGCCGGGTGAACCACGACTCGCCCTCAATGTAAACCTTCTCGTATTCCTGCTCGGCCGGGTCCCACTGGAGCCGGTACTGGACGAGGTCCAGCGAACCAATCATGGAAGCGATCAGGTCTCGAGCACGCGAGATTGTCGGAAGTTGGAGGGCGCGCAGTTCGGCGGTGCCAACCGTGTAGGTCATCACCTGGCTAATGGCCTGCTGGGCCGCGGAGCCGGCCTGCGCCTTGATGTCAGCCGACCCGAAAGCGGGCGGTACGGAGCGTCTAAAGATGCCCATGGGTGTGGCCGGAGTTTCCCACAGGTTGTGGATACTTGTCTACGAGTGTCCCATAGCAAACGCCGGTCGCTGTTTGGAAGCGGGTTTGGAGGCCATGGCCGCGGCCCAGATCATGCATCGGCAGAGCTCGATCGGGCCCGGCGACCTCTGACTGGAGACGACGGTGGTGGCTTGGGTTTTGACCAAAACCGCGCGCTGAACGTGCTCGGCGAGGGCCACTGATCCGTCGTGCCACAGTTTGCCCTCCACGATCATTGACCGGACGACTGACGTGTAGCGGGCTAGTTCGCCGTAGCCGACAGTCTCGGTGCGACGGCGCAGTGGCAGGGGCGTGTGGATTTCCAGGCCGGGGGTGATCGCCAAGGTGACCTTGGGGTCCTCGAGCACGCGGGCGATTTGTTCCCACATGGCGTCCTCTTTTTCGACGACGAATTCGACGTGGGCGACGACGCCGCCGTCGATCGGTACGCACCGGACGCCGACGTAGCGGGACTCGTCCAGGCTGGAGTCAACGGCGAGCACGCCGCCGGCGGGTATGTCGACCTCGGCTTGGCGCGACGACCAGAGGCCGACCGGAAGCCAGGACTTCGCGGCAGAGACCCAGAGGTTGAGATGGGCGCGGAGAAACGCAGCTCGGTCACCGCCGTCGGCCTGCGCCTCAAGGGCCGGCCAGTCGATCGTGGTGCCCAAGGCTGGGTTGGCCCAGGGCCAATAGCGGCGGTCGGCTGGGTCAACGTCGGGTGGCATAGACCACTCGGCAAAGTAGAGCCGGCCGGGCTTGCCGGAGTCGATCGCGTTGATCGCCTGCTCACGTAGCCGGAGCATCGTGGCCGAGCCCTCGTCGCCCGCGGTCGACCACATGGACAGCAACGGGTTTCGGCGGGCGATCATGCTGGGTCGGAGCGCGTCGAACACGACACTCGGGGCCACATCCCAGATCTCGTCGATGAGGATCAGGTCCAGCGTGAGGCCATGCACGTTGTCTTTGGCGGCGACGACCTTGATCGTTGATCCGTCGGGCATCGTGCACTGGTAGTGGCCCGAAGTCCACTTGGCCTCGGCGCCATGGTTGACCTCGAGGTACTGGACGATCTCGCGGTACATCGGGATCGACCGGTCCAGTTTGTTTGCCACTAGCAGGACGTTCTGTGGTTGGCCGCGTCGGCGGGCCTCCTCCACCAGCCACCAGGCCGCCAGCGACTTGAGGGCGAAGCTCTTTCCGTTCTGCCGGGCCGTTGACACCAGAGCCTCACGGAACAGGAAGTCGCCGTTGGCATCCAGAGCCAACTGGTCGGTGATCGCCCGCACCTGCCAAGGCATGAGCTCGATACCCATCCTCAAGCGAGCGAACTCGGCCTGGGCAGGGCCAAGACTCAAAGTCGCATCGACCGGCGTGACCAGCCTCGGCTCAATCTTGCCGGAGAGGGCCCTGTAGTCCTCTGTGAGCCCCGATCTTTCCGTATCAGGACCCTTACCGCAGATTGAGGAATGGGGGCTCGGGGTGAGGGTTTGGTGATCCAAAAACTTTTTGGGCTTCATTGCGCCTT